ATGAAAAAAACAACTATTTTAACCTTGATAACCGTATGTATTTTATCTTTTGCTTCCTGTGGCAAGCAGGAAACCACATCCGGCAATGAATCCATCACTGCTACTGTTGAATCCGAACAGGCAGAAACCACAGTGCCGGAGGAAACAGAAACAGAAGAATCAAAAACGGAGTCACTCCCCTGGATTCCACTCTCAAGTTTAGAAACACATCCGGAGTTAAGAGCAGCCTTTGAGGAATATGTAGAAGTAACAGGAACCACAGGCAACAAAGAGGGTAACTTATACACGAATCCATTAACAACACAGCCAGACCAGAATATCACGTTGCTTTTAGCAATAAAAAATCAATACTTTCGAGGCTATATGATGGTACTGTCGTCTGTTTTAAAGCTTGGTGAAATGTCAATAGAATATTATGCAGATATAGATGCAGATTATGCGAATGCTCCCTATGCAACGATCAATGCCTACTTTGAATTGCTTCCAGACCAAGAAGAAAGACAGTTTGATGGAGATGTCCCCCTTTCAAGAGCACAGGCAATGACGTTAATAATGAGAGCAATGACTCAGGTAAATGAAGCACAGGCACCAGAAACAGACAGTGACTTCACAGCAAAAGTAGGAGAAACACAATATACCAATTTTGCCGCACCAATGGATGAATATGCCTATGTGAATACTTCGACTGGTTTAAATGAAGAGACTTTTACGTCAGCAATGTCAAGAGGAGAGTACATTTATCTGTTAGCAAACTATTATAGCCAAGACTACCAGACATATATGGATAAACATGGTTTTAAAAACAACATCTATCTTGAAGATGTAGTAATATCCACCGTATCCGATGCAGGAGACATCAGTTTTTCAGATGCAATCTCTGATCCTGGTAAGGGAGTTCCATCTGATATGTATAAAGCATTTGAAATAGCTACTAATATGGAGTTAATTTCAGAATCAGACTTAGAAGATTGGGATGCAGCAATTACAAAAGGTGAAGCGGTCAGATTATTTACGACAATGTCATTCATGTATTATCATGTAGCAGGTGATGGTAGTTTAATGGATGAAATTGCCGAGAACATCATTTATCCTGATGTAAATCCGGAGGATGTAGATCCCAAGGCAACCAACATAGATGGAGACATCGCCTTTGCCCTTGGAAAACAAGAATTTAATGAAGTGACAGAAGAATATGGTGGTTATGAACCGTGGACGGGATATGCACAATCTCAAGGAGCAGATGGAACTATAGGTTGGTGCTGGGTTTACGACACTGGCAAAGGAGCAGGTTCCGAAGAAAGCTATGCCGTTTACATGAAAGAAGGCTCCCCACGATATGGAGAAGTCTTCCACGTAGGAGATTACTTACCTGATGGTTCCCTATTCACAGGAGCCAACCATCAGGAATATCGTATGGCTGAAAACAGGATATTATTAAGAATGTATGAAAATGGTGAATTGGGTGGAACAATAGTAACAGAAGATGAAAATGGCATGTTACATATCATAGTAGAATAGAAAATAGAATGGGAAAGTCACCAGTGGCTTTCCCATTCATCATTTTAGAAAAATACAAACCCCGATATATTATGTCACCCACTGTACGATCAGACACAGGTATTGCGAAACACAGAATTTATTAGAAAGAAGTGCTGACCGGAGCGGAGCGTAGACATCGAACTTTCGAGCCCTGGCAGGGCTCGAAAAAAAGAACGATACCGATTTGGTATCGTTCTTTTTTCAAGCGCGAGACGGGGATCGAACCCGCAAAGCATTTCTAAAGGGAATGCCAAAAATACGGGAAATGCTGATGAATACTGTGGTTGCGGAAACATTCGGAATACGCTATGTGCGATAAAAATATACTATTTACATGCGCTTTACAACACGATGCAACATGAATGCACCATGAAATGCAACATGACCGGCTATGTTGCAATGTTATGTTCTTCCATAAATTTCACGAAATCTTTTTGACTTTTCTTACTATCCTTCCGATCGAAAAGGCTAAGCCAGGCTCTGTATTTTTCCCAAGGCATATTCTCCATAATCGGATTTGCAATATTATCAAAATATCCATCGATCTTATCATCAACAGCGACACGTACTTCGGAAAAGGTCTGTGTGTATACTTTTTTCATAATCTTGTCAGACTTCCAACCGCCACGCTCCTGGGCATACTTGTCCGGGATACGCAGAGCTGCCATAACGGATGCGTTCAGATGCCGCAGGTCGTGAAAAGTCATATGCTTAAAACGGTGCTCATCTTGGAACTTGATCCACCGATGATAGATCTGAGCTTCGGTGAGTGTGACAAGCCTGTCCCCGGGGACTTTATCAATCAGAGATTTGATATAGGGCGGGATCCGGTGCGTACGATTACGGTATTTGTTTTTAGCAATTTCCTTACGTTGATCTTTACCACCTACAACCACTACGACCTCTGCAATCCGAATCTGATCCCCGGAGATAGATTTTGACTTTGTCAGCCCACGAATCTCTGACATCGAGAAACTGAGCCATGCAGCCAGTAGGACTGGCAGCTCCAACTCGTGTCCTTTGATTGCAGGTAAAAGGGCCTCTGCTGGTATCAGATCCGGCACACGATCAGGTACTTCGGGCAGTTCGATGTTACGCAGGACATCATCGAGAGAACTTGTATACTTACGGATCACGGATGCAATCAGGCTCCATTCGTTCTGCAGACGCTTGGGCGAGAGTGTCACTCCCTTTTTCCGGTTACACGGACGCTGAGATTCCATATTGACCGATTCCTGCAGTAGTTCTTTATCCATGTCTTTGACACAAATCTGCATCAGATCCTGAAAACCGTTCCGCTGGATACAACGGTAGTCCTGGATGGTGGTAAGAGATCTATTTAGGACCAGCCGGGATTCAATGTATTTGTCAATTAATTCTGTGAGAGGGAGAAGAGTATAATCTACTTTCTTTTTCTTTGGCTGTTTCTCACGTTCTTCTTCTTTTTGTAGCATAAACTGCGCTGCTTCGAGCTCTACAGCTTTTTTTGTGGGGCCAGTAATAGTTTTGTACTTTCTTGTTGTCTTCTGTTCGCCATTGGGAAGCAGGACAGGACTGCCGTCTGCATTGTATACGGGCTCTTCATGGCTGTATGGTTTGATACACCATGTTCCACTGGGAAGCTTGTAAGGCGTTGCCATAATATCATCCTCCTAAAAATGGGCATAAAAATGCCCGGTGACTTGATTTTTGAGCCCCGGGATGATACTATTATTTTGGTCGTATAGTAGTATCCTTCGGGACTATTATCATCATCAGCTCTGGTGCGCCAACACTGGGGCTGATTTTTTATTATAAATTGTATAAGACAATCTTTATTCTAAGCCGACCTGTGCCTTACCGGTGACAACACCATTTTCAAAGCTTACATTCATATTTGCAATATGAGTCACAGAATACCAGTAGTAAATGCTCACTTTGTATTCACCAGTACCAGCCTCAGACATCAAGGTACCTTCAGATCCAACGATATCTACAACTTGATCATAGGTCATGCCAATTTCAATCTGATTGAACTTATCCATAGTGGCATATCCCTCGGTTATGTCAAAGGTGCTTTCTTCGTTGGCAGAGGTTGATACGGAAGCTTCGTTGGAAGTAGAAGAGGGTGCTACACTTTGGTTATTGATAACCGAAGAAATTAAAACTGCCATAGCAATAGCAATGCCGATTATATTCAGAATGATTCCAGTAATAGCCATCCCTTTCTTCTTATTTTTGTTTGTCAGAGCAATGATAGATAAGATTAGACCAATGGTTCCGAACAAACCGCCTAATACAAAGCATGACGTGACAACAGCAATAATGCCAAGTATCATTCCGGCAATACCTAATCCATTTTGTTTTTTCTCGGTGTTCATAAGAATTCTCCTTTTTGTAGTGTGATTTTATATCAACTCAAGCACAGACAATCCTGGCTCAAAGTAGATAACATAATTATCAAATTTGATACATACTCCATATTTGTTGCGATAGCATTGAAGAGCTTCCAACAGGAACTCCTCCGTTACTCCAAGATGTTCGGCCATATCATATGCCGTTTGGCACCCAACTTTGTAACAGGAAATGATCCCGTGCAATCCAATCAGTTTATTATATCCCCAGAGACGTGCCCGGAGCTCTTGCTTTCTGTTGGCAGCAGATGACTGATCTATAATAATACCTTCTGTTGTATGGTAGTGCCCAAGCTCTTCTGACAGAACACAGGCTTTTTCAGCATCGGTTTCTAAAGTATTGCTGACAGCAATATTTCCGTCACAGTATAATCCTTTTATTCTAGGACTGCGAAATTTGCGATCGTAAATAGTAACGCCTTCCGCATCTGGAGAGGAGGCAAGTCTTTCATAAGTAGTCAAATATATCACCCTTCTTCACAATAGCAAACCATAAGTCCTATTAAAAGGACTTTATTTCCTTTTGTTCTTGACAAATTCTGCAAATTGGCGGATCTCATCCATTTCATCATCTGAAAACTCTTCACCTTCAAAATGTGCGGCCAATGTGTTTGGAGAATTTTTATCCACATCATCATCAGCTAAATAATCGAGAGTACAGCCAAAATATTTGCATAGTTTTTTTAATGTAGATAGTTTGGCATTATCTGAGCCTTTTTTATAGAAACCATCTATTGTGGTATAAGGAACACCGGATTCTCTGGCCAAGTCCGCTTTGTTCATATTTCTTTCATTCATAAGTATATCGAGTTTATCTGTAAGTCCCATATTTGCACCTCCGATGTGATTTCATAATACACCTTTTTATCTACAAAGTAAATAATAAATTACCCCACAAAGTAAAAAAGTTACTTTTTGGGGTTGACAATTACGATACAGGGTATATAATGGCAATATAAGTTACGACACAGGGTAACAGAAGGGAGTGATTTGTTTGTTTTATAACTTGAATGCAGAAATGGCGAGAAAAAAAATGACCATTAAAGCATTGGCAGAGAAAACTGGAATTGGATATGAAAGTCTAAAAAACAAAATGTCTGGTGTGACAGAGTTTAAAAGGAATGAAATGATTTTAATAAAATCAGAATTTCCTAATTGCTCACTGGATTATCTTTTCACAGCAGATCAGCCAGTAGGAAAGGAGGGATAAAGAATGGGGAAGGTAGATGAACTGATCGACGCATTGGCAGAACACATTAAAAAACGCATCGATGAAGGTAACGACATGGAGAATGAGATTACCGAAAAGACAAAGGCTCTTGCAGAGCTGGTGTCCGCAAGAGCTTTAATGCAAAATCCTAGTCCTGTAGAAGCTTTAAAAGCTGCTTTCGCAGCGCAGGCTCATCAGCAGGTTGGAGAATACCAGTTTGTAACAACACTTCAGCCATCAACTGGACGGAAGCGTGGGTCGAATAGTGAACGGCATTAATTATCATTTTTGCATAACGAGAATCCTGATCAGAGCAGGATTCAACGCCTTGAAGAATGGCTTTTACCATATTATCGGAATTGTTCCTTAGATTTTCTTCAACAAGAGCATCTAAGGAAATGCGAGTCAAATCATCCATAGTGAATTCCTCCTTTGAAATTTTGTAATTGGTAATTGGACACTATCAATTATAGAAAAAGAGCATGGAGGATGCAACTATCATCTCAGATCTCAGCAATAGTAAAGGAAGGAGGAAGCTGAATGGAGAAAATTGACAGATTATATGCTCTTTTAGAGCGGGATGACGTGGATGAGGACACCAAGGCAGCGCTGCGGTGGGCAATATTCGAACTGGAGAGGAAGTGAAAAGGATGCCGAAATCCAATTTCTTGAAAACAGAATCTGTGAGAATGAAATATGAAGCTAGGGCGCAGGCAGGCATCAGGCGGTACATGTCACTGCGGCGGATCACGGACGATAAGATTGCGGTCAAACAGAATGTACAGACACGAACCATACAGAACCGCATAAAGGATCCGGGATCAATGCAGTTGAGAGACCTGTGGGATCTGGCAGAGATTTTGAACGCACCGGTCGGAGAGCTGGCAGGAGGGGATCTGCCTGAGGAAATGCTGGCAAAGCTGATACAGATGAAACTATAGCAATAATTATCCGTGCCCTGTACGTGGTGTATCTGACAGCACCACAAGCCCCCAATATTATCAGCGAGTGGTGTCCAGTGTGGTAACTGGGCATCACGTAGAGGGTGCGGACAAGCATTCATTCTTAGGAAGGAGGGAGAACGTGAGAAAGGTATTTAACCTGCCGAATCTGCTCGGAGCAGTGGCATTCATCGCAGTGTTTATTCTGCCGGCAGGATTCTTTGAAGCAGGAATGTACATATCCGCACTGACATGTGCCGGAGTTGGATATGCTTGCGCATATCTGTCTATGAAAGAAGATGGGCAAATAAAATAGGATTCCCCACCGACCAAAGTTTGGAATCCTACTAAACAACACGCAAATGCTATTTATGTGCCTATTATACGGCACGGAAAGGAAAATGTCAAATGAGCAATGATAAGGATCGGTTGGAAGAACTGGAGAAGTTGGAATGCTGTGTGGCAAATGTAATACACCACATTATTCTCGGTGATTTTACCGAAGATGATATTTTGTCGGAACTGAGTACCAAGGAAACACTGCGGAGAGCCTATTGCCTGTTGCAGAACGACGATAAGGCGCGGAAGTTAAAGTATCAGGAGGCAGAATATGTATCTGTATAAGTGTTATGCCTGTGGCGGTCTGTGTGATGCCGGGGAACTGGAGAATGGTGTCTGTTATGACTGTCGCCAGGAAGATCTCCGAAGGATGGAAGCCCGAAGCCTTCAGAAAAGAAAGGAACTCAATCAGCTGATCCGGTCTAAATATGCGGAACAGACTGACGGGCAGATGGTGATGGTACATGGGTGATGTGATGGAGCAGGAACTGGTGGGGCTTGGTCTCCACCGGGAGGATCTTTATAAGAGACAGCGCAAAGCGTATGAAGCATATGAAATGGAGGAAGGAAACGATGGAGAATTACGAAGTACAGGTACAACAGCAAGCAGGAAAGATCACCTGTGATTTTGAAGCAGGAAAGGCTTATCTGAATGAAAGACTGGAAGAATACCGAAATGTGGTATTTACCGAAGATAGCAAGAAAGAAGCAAAGGCGACGGTGGCCAGTCTCCGGAAGGAAAAGAAAGCTTTTACAGATCGTGTGAAAGAGGTCCGTGATGAATATATGAAGCCTCTGGAAGAGTTTGCGGCCAAGGCAAAGGAACTGGCGGACATGTACGATCAGCCTATCAATTTTATCAACGGACAGGTAACTGCATTTGAGCAGCGCCGTATTGAAGAGAAAAAAGAGAAGATCAAAGATTTATATCTGGAATGCCTGGGTGATATGCAGGCAGAGCTGCCGCTGAACAAGATCTATAACAGCAAGTGGGAGAATGCGACCACGAATCCGACGCAGATCCGCAGGGAGATGATGGAGCGCAAGGAAACTGTAAAACAGGGGCTGGATGCCATCCGGCAGATGCACTCGGATGCAGAAGAGAAAGCCGTTGTCATGTTTTTGGAATCCTATGATTTGACAAAGTCTATTCTCTACATCAACCAGTATGAACAGCAGCAGAAAGAAATCCTTGCCAGAGAGCAGGAACGCATCCGTCGCGAAGAAGAGGAACGCATCCGCCGGGAGGAGCGTGCGAAACTGGAATCAGAACAGCGGGAGCGTGAGGCGCTGGCCAGAGCAGAAAGGGAGAAACAGGAGGCTCTTGCGGCGGCAGAAGCGGAAAAGCTGGCTGCGGTAGAACAGGCAAAGGAAGAGGCTGCGCAGGAAGTAATCGATAGCATGATCCCGCAGGATCTGGAAGGTTCGAGCAATCTGTATGAGTACCGCATGGCACTGACAGCGGAGGCAAAAGAGAAACTGGAGATGTATCTGACGAGCGTTGGTATTGATTGGGAGCTGATTTGATGGACGATAATCTGAAAATCTATAATGCGGTGAAGAAAGTGCCGGACGAAGCCAAGAGTGCCATCAACGGCGGCAGGTTGAAAGGAAAAACAGAAATCAATCCGCTGTGGCGGATCAAGGTACTCACGGAGCAGTTCGGCCCCTGTGGAATTGGATGGTATTACGAGGTTACTAAACAGTGGCTGGAGCCGTCCGGTACGGAGGTGGCTGCCTTTGTGAATATCCTGCTTTTCATAAAAGTCGGGGATGAATGGTCAAAGCCCATCCACGGTGTGGGCGGAGCAATGTTTGTCAAGCAGCAGAAAGATGGTACTGCTTATGTTGAGGATGAGTGTTATAAGATGGCTACCACCGATGCAATCTCGGTTGCATGCAAGCAGTTGGGAATCGGTGCTGACGTGTACTGGGATGCTGATAAGACCAAATATACAGATCCTACGCAACAGCCGGATGGTAAGACGGAGGCGGACAAGAAAAGGTTGGCACCGGTAGAGGCTGAGCTGAAAAGGATAGGATATTCGGCCGTATCTATTTGCAAGACCTATAAAGTTGAGAATGTGTATAAACTGTCAGATCTGCAGATTAAAGACTTCCTGCAGAAGGCTAAGAATATGCCAACTAAGGAGGCTAGCTGATGGAATTTACCGGGAAAGTGGCTGGAATCACAATGGATTTTGCTACGGGAAAATATAATATTGCATTCCAGGCTGACTCTATCGACGAAGTGTCCCGCCAGTATGACAGCATTAAAGATTTGGACAAGCTTGTGATTACCGCAAAAAAGTGGCGCAAGAAGAGGTCACTGGATGCAAATGCGTATGCCTGGGTGCTCATGAGCAAGATTGCGGATGCACAAGAGTTTCCTACGACCAAGGAAGAAATCTATGAAAAGATGCTGAAAGATTATGGTGTACTGGAAGAGGCGGACGGTGTGCCCATCACTGTTACGGTAAAGGCTTGTGTAGATATGAGCCGGATAACCGGCCATTGGATGCCAATCAGGAGCAACGGCACGTTTAATGCTTATGCAATGATTAAGGGGTCCAGTGAGTATGACACAAAGGAAATGAGTCATTTTATTGACGGAATCGTGGCAGAAGCCAAAGAACTGGGAATTGAGACGCTTCCTCCAGATGAATTAGAAAGCATGATGAAAGCGTGGAAACCATGAAGAAGTGTTGGAGCGTGCTTACGGATGATATGCACCATTGTTATATCACACATCTGAATGTGGTGCATATCCATCACGTATTTAACGGCAGCCGTAAGGCCGCCAGCGAGGAAAGAGGATTCCTGGTGCCGTTGCATCCTACTTTGCATATCTACGGATCGGACAGTGTCCATATGAAACCGAATCAGGGACTTGATCTGCGATTGAAACAGGAATGTCAGCGGTACTACGAGGAACATTACGGGACCCGTGAGAAGTTTATAAAAGAGTTTGGAAGGTCTTACTTATGAGGTTGCAACACCTGCCCTGCGGGGCGAAAGAAACCGTTCATGTGGTGGTGTCTCACAAACAGCCATTATTAGTGTCCGGGCGGACGGGGATCCGCCCGGGAGGTGGTCTATATACTGATTGAGAATTACATACCTTTTGGATATGCCAACCGGATATCTCGGGAAAAACTGGTGACAGATACAAGATTGAGTGACCGCAAGATCCGCAAGGAGCTGGAAGAGGCTCTGCTGCAGCGGGATACACTTATCATCAATATAGATAATGGATACTTCCGGCCGGACGGCAGTCTGGCGGACAGGCAGAAAGTCAAGGCATATCTGTTCAGGGAGCAGGCAAGGACCAGTAGCTGTAGCAAGCGTTGTAAAGCTATACGGCGGTGCCTGGCACCGAAAGCAGATAATACCGGTCAGATGTCGTTGAAAGATTTCGGAATAGGGTAGGTGGTCTGCGTGGAGTACATAAAACTGAACCGGAAGATCATGGAATGGGAGTGGTACGGAAATATAAATACTTGCCGGTTATTTATCCATATGCTTCTCAGGGCAAATTGGAAAGATGGAAGATTTGAAGGCAAGGTGATTCCCCGCGGATCCTTCGTCTCATCACTTCCAAAGTTGGCAGATGAGACATCCATGACGATCCGGGAGGTAAGAACCGCAATTTCGCATCTAAAATTGACAGGTGAAGTGACATGCAGAACATATCCGAAATATACCGTATTTACGGTAAAAAACTACTGTGAGTATCAGTCGAGTGACATACAAAATGACAGCCAAACGACAGGCAATCGACATTCTAATGACATTCTAACGACAACAATAGAAGAAAAGGAAGAAGGAAAGAAGTTAAAAAAAGAAGATACTAACGTATCTAAGAAAAAATTCGTTCCGCCTACTGTTGATGAGGTGAGAGCCTACTGTCAAGAGCGAGGGAACAAGGTAGACCCGCAGGCCTTTTGCGATTTTTACGAATCCAAGGGTTGGATGGTTGGAAAAAACCACATGAAGGACTGGCAAGCAGCGGTAAGGACCTGGGAAAAATCCAGTAGCCAAAGTAAAGGGGCACCAGCACAGAAAAGGTATGATGCCAACAAAGGTATGATGAGAGCTGATTATGGAGATATGGCAGAGTATGAAAAAGCCCTACTGGCAAACTGAAAGGAAAAAGCAAATGGGGAAAATTAGTGTGGTAATAGCCATGATACATAAGCTGCCGATCGGATCCAGAGTACAGCTTGAAGATGATTACCCGGATACAATCCATGAGATCTACGGTTACACGGTAAATGCTGATGGGGCGTACATGGAGTTTCGGGATGGGACAAGGCTTGATCTGATGAACATGGGGCAGATAGCGGAGGTGGTCTGATGGAAATGTCAAATGAGGAGATTATCCGGAGATATAAGCAAGCCAAGCATAAGGCAGCGCAGATACAGATCCTGGCAGATCTCAATGCCTGCCCTAAATCCAAGATTTTGGAGATTGTCAGTGACAGCATAGCCCCTAAACATCCAGCTCCGGCACAACCAAAGGAACAGCCGGAAGCGGTCAAGGTGGTGGATAACCTGGCATCCTTTGAAGAGTATGTCGTAAACCGTATGGATGAGATAGATGGGCAATTAAAGGCGCTGGAAAAGGAATATGCAGATTTATCGGTTACACTGCTGACAATCGGAAGATATGGAGAAGAGAGGGCATCGGTGCATGAGTGAAAGATTTTATGATGAGGATGAACTGTATGATATGCAGAAACATCCCAGTGTACGGGCAATCCGCATCGGCCGGACCAAGCCGTATGAGTGCAGATATCCAGTGATGGCGGAGAGACCGAGGATTCCGGAAAGGAGCAAGGATGGAGAGACTGACAGAAAGAAATCCGTCATGGATTGATGATGAAATGTGGGAAAGGGCATGCGAACCGGATTGTGAGGCAATAGATGCAGTTTATCGAAAACTCAAAGCCTATGAGGATGCCGAGGAACAGGAATTGTTACTGCGGTTGCCTTGCAAGGTGGGAGATACAGTTTATGTAGTCACTTCTCCATTTAATGTGTTTGATGATATTGAATATGATGAGAACATGAAAGACGAAGTCTATGAAGCTTATGTTTCTAGTGTATCATTTTATGAAAGCGGAGAACAATATAGAATTTACGCTAAGGTAACAAATCATTTTATAGGAGTATATTTTAGAGAATGTGATTTTGGCAAAATAGTATTCTTAACAAAAAACGAAGCCGAAGCCAAGCTGGCAGAAATGGAAGGTGCGGAATGAAGAGAGAAGAAGCTATCAAGGATTTGGACATTATCAGGTTTAATCCTCATTGGGATGAACTTGTAAATGAAGAATATCGAAAAGAACTTATGGAAATGGCAATCACTGCCTTGCAGAATCAGCCAGTGTGGATTCCAGTAAGTGAGAGACTGCCGGAAGAATCTCTTAATAGTGTAATAGGATGGGATACATATCGAAACCGTTGTTGCTTTGTACAATATTTGGGAGGACGGTTTGTCCTCGGTGATGATAATGATAGCGTAAATGTCACAGCCTGGATGCCACTGCCGGAACCGTACCGGGAAAGCGAGCCACATAAGCAGACCAACGCAGACCGGATCAGGAGCATGACGGACGAGGAGCTAGCAGATTTTTTAGTAACAGTAGAAACATACGGTTATCACGACCAGAGTATATCGGGAACCTACGAGATGAATGAATGGCTTTTAATGGAAAGTGAGGAAGAAGATGGCAAAGTGTAAGAATTGCAAACATCTGCATACCATGTACGACCGTAGAGATTTGATGATCGGGAACCGCTAGAGGAGTAGATCATGACGGAGAATGAAGCAATTGAAGGACTTGAGACTTCTATTGATTTAGCCAAAATGTGTACACAGAATTACGAGAGAAAAAGAGAAATTCAAGGTTACAAGATGGCAATCAAGGCACTGGAAGAGGTGCAGCAGTACCGCCAGATTGGCACGTTGGAGGAATGCCGTGCAGCAGTGGAGAATCAGACAGCAAAGAAACCGGATTACGAGGGAGACGGATACTCAGATGGACAGCTTGTATATGATACATGGATTTGCCCTTCCTGCGGTCAGCATTACGAGGTTGACTATGACAGATATGATTATTGCCCTAATTGTGGGCAGCACATTGATAGGAGCGATGAATAATGAGTGAAGAACTGAAACAATGCCCGTTCTGCGGCGGGGAAGCAAAAATTAAAGCAGTTACAAAATCTTACAGTTTTACCATTTGGTGCGCATGTAAATGCGGTGCAAGGACAGAGGGATTTTGCCCGGACACAAACAAAGAGGATGACACTATGGAGAATATCGAGGAATGTAAGAAAAGAGCCATAGAAGCATGGAACAGGAGGGCGAACGATGAAAATACTAATTGATATTCCAAAGGCATTTGAAGTGGACTATAACACAGACCGATTTGCAGAGTTCTTCCAGCGTTGTCTTGCGGATATGAATACCTGCTGTGGTAACTATGAGCAGGAGACCGCAGAGATGATGGAAAAAGCATTTGAAAAGAGCAGACTTTACGACCCGAACAAGGTTGTGGAACAGTTGGAAGAACACACAGCATTCCTTAAAGACTGTACGAAGTATGGAAATAAGACAAAAGATCAACAGTCAAAATCCTACGACACTATGATGATGTATGAGGTCAAGGATTTGGTAGATGATTTGTTGGAGATTGTAAAGGCAGGTGGAGCAGATGCGAAAACCGATTCCTAAATCAGTTAGAAAATTAGTGTATGCGAAATACAATGGTCACTGTGCTTATTGCGGCTGTGAAATACCGGAGAAATGTTTTAATGTAGATCATTTGCATTGTCTTAAAAATTATGAGTACACAGAGGAATTTACCGGAATAGACGTACACGACATAAGCAATCTGATGCCGTCTTGTGGTTCGTGCAATCGCTACAAGGCAACAATGGAACTGGAAGACTTTCGAAAGCAGTTGCAGAAGATACCGGACAGGCTGGCAAGAGATGTGTGCACATACAATATCGCAGTCAGATACGGCATGGTGCAGGAAAACAGAGAACCGATTAAGTTCTATTTTGAGAAAGTAGGTGCAGGGGATGGCAATTAAGCCGATTTTATTCAATACAGAAATGGTTCGGGCGATTCTGGATGGCAGAAAGAGCTGCACACGCAGACTTGTAAAGCCGGAACCTCAAGGATATTTTGAAGTAAGTGAAGAACCACTGTATATATATGATACAGACGGAAATCAAGGCAAAATTACACCACCATATCAGCCGAGCGATATATTGTACGTGAGAGAATCGTATTCGGAATTGACCTTTGGATATGTATATAAGGCAGATGGGGAGAATATTGACCATCTTGGAAATGTGATTAAGTGGCACCCATCCATTCATATGCCGAAAGAAGCTGCTCGTATCTGGCTTAAGGTTACGGATGTGAGGGTGGAGCGGTTGCAGGAGATTACAGAGGAACAAGCATGCATGGAAGGAACAGATCCTTGGGATGAAGCATGCTACGAAAATAATGGATGGCATCCAACGTTTTCGGACCCAGATAGTGGTGGAGACCCTAATATGATCGATGGATTTCATAAACTTTGGAACTCCACCATCAAGAAATCCGATCTTGACCGCTACGGCTGGGATGCGAATCCGTGGGTGTGGGCTATCGAATATGAACGGTGCGAAAAGCCGGAAGGAGTGTGATGCAGATGGAACGAGTTGATTGTACCAAACTTGAAAATGTCGAGGTTAAGTTTGATGAATACGAAGTACTGTATCAAAAAAATAACGACTTTAAGCGGTACGTTGACCGATACTGCGTGAAGCACAGAATCAGCGTTGAAGAAGCCTTACAGCACTATCTGGTGCAGATGGCGGGGAAGATGTACAAGGAGCAGATGGATAACAAGGTAGAATAGATTAGAAAGGAGTAAGAGGTTTGCTGGCCAGCGTAAAAGAGCTCTTTACTCCATATAAACATGAGACAGTTATCTTTATTTGAATTGGAAGAGGAACAGACTGGGATCGAGGAAGATGCCCCTGAAGTTATACGGAATGCGTGGCGTGAAGCCAAAAAGGACATGAAAAAGAACTTCAGTGAGCTTCAGGCACTGTCGTATGAGGATAAAATCAAACGGCAGACGGAAAAGGCATATGAATTTTACGATGAGATGCAAAAGCGCGGTTGTGAAGCTCATGTATCGGTTGGAGGACTTGACAGTATCACCCTGTTTATCTGGCTGCACAGCATCGGAATTCATGTCCCGGCGATCTCGGTGTCAGCGGTGGAAGATAAGGGAAATCAAAAGGTACATAAGGCTTTGGGGATTGAACTGGTGAAGTCCTACAAGACTAAGGTGGAAGTGCTGAATGAGTGCGGTTTCCCGGTTATATCGAAAAGAATCGCCGGAAAAATTGATCTGTTGCAGAATCCCACGGAGGATAACAAAACTGTCCGCCATGCCATTATTACCGGTGAGTGTGGGGAGCAGGGACATTTTGCAAAGAACAGCCGAATGAAGTTGCCGCAAAAATGGCTTAAGTTGTTCGGTGGATATGAAAACGAGAATGAGGGTGTGGGTTACCAGAAACCGGATTTTAAGGTATCCAATGACTGTTGCTACTGGCTGAAAGAAAAGCCGTGTGACGATTGGGCAAAATCACATAACAGTTATCCGTATCTTGGAATGATGGCTTCCGAGGGCGGACAGAGAGAAGAGGCGCTTGTAGAGCATGGCTGCAATTACTATGGTGCGACTGTCACCAGATCGGCGCCGTTTGCAATCTTTATGCGGAACGACATCTTGCGTATGGCACTTGAAATGGATGATTGGTATCGCAACCACATTGATCTGTTCGCGGAACTGTATTATCAGCAGCCATATAGCCGGGACAAGAACGGGAATGTAATACCGTATGAGCCGCTTGGAACGATTATTCCGTCAGCGTATGGCGAGATCAGACAGCATGAGAACGGAGACTATTATACCACCAGAGCACAACGTACCGGTTGCTCCATGTGTGGGTTCGGAATCCACATTGAAGAGCGTCCGCATAGGTTTGACAGATTGCGAGAGGATAATCCGGGAGAGTGGGATTTTTACATGAAGCGATGTGTCACAGATCCTATCACTGGAGAAAAATATGGATGGGGAAAGGTGCTGGATTATATTGGAGTCGGATGGGAAGATGTACCGGCGGTACAGATGGAGTTGCCAATAGATCAGATGATGTGAGGTATAGATGACGGACAAGGAAAAGTTAGAAAGATATGAAAAAATGAATACTGGGATTAGACCCAAATACCACAAAGGAAATCATATTAAAGATTGGTGGACATGTGGGCAATGCGGAGCAACGGTGTCCTGTGGTGTAATATCTAATTTTTGTATGAGTTGTGGATATAGGATTAAATGGGATCATCCCAGATGTTTAACGGGCGCAAATAAAAACAAAAACGTTGAAGTCGCATTACACAAAGAAGATGATCTGGAAGGACAGATGTGCATGGAAGATTTCATGGAATGATGTAGGCACATGGCAGCTTAACGCTGCCACGGCCATACGGGAGAGAATTGCTCTGATAAATCATAGATGTATATTACCAAATCAACGTATTGGACAAATACGGTGGAGCAAAATACAAAGGCTGGTTCATTTGGGCAAATTGTTGCAACGACACTTATCATACCATATATGATTAGTAATGCGGCAACGATAAAAAGAGAAACAAATTTTGTACGCATAATAGTACCTCCATGCAATAATTTAACAATTATTTATAGCTTCATAATTATTATGACAGATTTTTTGCAAAAAAGATTTTAGTTACCAAACAAATAAAAGGAGGAGCCGAGACTCTGCGCAGAGTGAAGCATATGCGGTCTCCTTGAAAAAAATGAAAAAATTAAAATGTGAGATTTACAGAGATTCAATGCAGAACTATAAGAAATATGCCATACCTCCGGCACAGCTTATCATTGCCGATGTTCCGTATAATGTAGGCAAAAACTTCTACGGCAGTAACCCTATGTGGTACAACGGTGGGGATAACAAGAACGGAGAAAGCAAGCTGGCAGGCAAGGCGGCATTCAATTCCGATTTCAACTTTAATCTGTATGAGTATTTCCATTTCTGCTCAAAGATGCTGAAAAAGGAAGACAAGAATATCGTTACCAGGGGAAGAAGTAGCAACAGTCCTTGCATGATCGTGTTCTGCTCTTTTGAACAGATGCCTACGCTGATTGATGCCGCCTATAAACATGGATTCGTCCATTACCTACCGTTGGTATTTGTTAAAAATTACAGTCCGCAGGTGCTTAAGGCAAATATGCGTGTGGTTGGTGCTACTGAATATGCTCTTGTGTTCTATCGTGACAAGCTTCCGAAGTTCCGGAACGGTGCAAAGGTTGACGAGGACGGAAAGACGATCCGTGGCACTGGGAAAATGATTTTTAACTGGTTCAGTTGGGAGAAAGACGGAAAAGATATTCCGAAAATCCATCCGGCACAGAAGCCGGTAGCGGTGCTGAAAAAACTGATAGAGATTTTTACGGATCCCGGTGATGTAGTGATTGATCCTTGCTGTGGCAGCGGTAGTACCTTAAGAGCAGCCGCAGAGATCGGGAGAAGTGCATTCGGATTTGAGATTGACCGCAACTTTTATCAGAGAGCAAAAAATGAGATGATTGTTTTTGAAAGAGATAATCAACTTAGTTTTGAGGATATTCCGGGGGTGATGCCGTAATGGATTTTGGATATTACAACATGGATTGCATGGATGGGATGAAAGAGTTCCCAGATGGTTACTTTGACCTTGCGATTGTGGATCCACCGTATGGGATTGGAGAAAATGGGGATAAAAACCATACAAGAGGTAAACTAGCAAAAGCAAAAGATTACAAGAGTTTTAGCGGAATGGATATAAATCCACCAAACGAAAAATATTTCGATGAACTGTTTAGAGTGTCAAAAAATCAGATTATTTGGGGGGCAAATCATTTTATAAGCAAAATGCCGTTTGATAGTAGTTGTTGGATTGTTTGGGATAAAGATAATGGAAATACTGATTTTTCTGATTGTGAACTTGCATGGACTTCGTTCAGTACTGCAGTAAGGAAGATTAAATATAGGTGGAACGGAATGCTTCAGCAAAATATGAAACACAAAGAAAACCGTATTCACCCTACACAAAAGCCGGTAGCCCTGTATGAATGGTTACTGAACCGCTATGCAAAGCCCGGAGACATTATCCTGGACACCCATGTAGGCAGTGCCAGCAGCTTGATAGCCTGCTACAGAACCAACCATCCATATGTTGGGTTTGAACTGGACAAGCATTATTACGATTTGTCCAAAAAGAGATTAGATGCAGAAATGGCACAAATGCGATTATCTGATATTATGCCGGAGGTAATGCCATGATCCAGTGCGAGGGGCAGTTGAGCCTTATGGATTTGCTTGCTCCAACAACAAATGAATTTAAGCCGGGAGACTGGATAGAAGCAGAGAATGTCGGCGAGCAGCTTACCTTTGATGAGATTGCACAGATGATAAATCAGCTGATTGTCATGGATATGAGCACAGTGTCTCACGCATGGTACAAGGTTATAATGGTGGAGAAAATTGTGATGGTGGAGAACAATACCGTGCGCAGACTGGTTTACTACGATGGCAAAAGCCAGAGAGGTCTTGTTAATGAGTACTATTTTGACGAGACGATGCCGTTTCCAGTCAGAGCGTATAGGTTAAAAGAATAGCAGACCGGCCAGCTCCGGTTTGCGTAGGAGGCAGGCTATGACAGAGCATAATAAAAAGATCAGAGATAAGATCCTAAAGGCAATTATCTCTTACACCACGGAGCATGGATACCCTCCTACGCTCCGTGAGATTGGGAATGAGGTAGGGCTGCATAGCAGTAGTGCAGTCCACCAACATATAACATGGATGCTCGCAGATGGGATACTGGAGACAGATGCAGAGGGATCCCCGCGGGCAATACGGGTTCCTGGATATGAGTTTCAGCAAGTTACCGGCAAATTAAAATCCCCAGGTAATACGGGGCAGAAATCGAACTGGTAAAGAAAATTAACTAGTTGGGCAAATGAACTACCGAATTTTCCTCGGTAGTTCGGATTAGAGAAAGCGAGGATATTATCTATGATTAAACAGGAAATCAATGAAATTAAGAAATTATTTACAGAAAGGAATTGTTCTATCACCCGGATCTGCGGATGTTACGTGGATGGGGAGAAGAATAAGAAAGCCGAATTGAAGCAGGCATTTCTGGCACTGCCGGAGGAGGAAATGTTCAAGTATTTCGAGATTCTGCGTAAGAGTCTGTCCGGCACCATCGGCAAAAATCTGCTGAATCTGGAATTCCCGCTGGAGAGTGAGAGTGAAGGTGGAACACAGGAGTTCCTGCTGCACATGCGGGACAGCAAATTAAGAGACGATGCACTGCTGGAGCAGTTCTACGACCGCATCATTGAATCTTATGAATATGTGGGCAATTATCTGATCCTACTGATCCACGATGTCTACGATGTGCCGGGCCGTACCAAGGACGGTATCGAGATGGAGGATGCATCTGATGAGGTTTATGAGTATATACTTGCCTGCATCTGCCCGGTGGATCTGTCCAAGACTGGACTGAGCTACAATGCTGTGGAGAACACCTTCCAGAACCGGCTTCGTGATTGGGTGGTGGGGATGCCGGACACCGCGTTCCTGTTCCCGGCTTTCAATGATCGTAGTGCGGATATTCACAGCACGCTGTATTATTCCAAGAATGCCGCGGAACTGAAGGACGATTTTATTGATAAGATGTTGGGATGCCCGCTACCTCTGCCTGCGGACTGCCAGAAAGAAGCATTCCAGGCACTGGTAGAAGAAGTACTGGGTGATAATTGTTCTGTGGAAGCAATTAAGAACATCCACGAAGAATTGACTGAGATTGTGCAGGAGCATAAGGAGGATCCTGATCCTGTGGTATTAGATAAAAACAAAGTTGAGACCATCTTTGCCAAAAGCGGTTTGGACGATGACAGCATGGAGGCATTTGACCAGTGCTACGACGATACCGTAGGATCGGACACGGAGCTGCTGCTGGATAATATTTACAGTAGCCGTAGCTTTGAGGTGAAGACCCAGGTTGTGACGGTAAAGGTAAATCCCGATCGCACAGATCTTGTAGAAACGAAGCTGATTGACGGAAGGCGGTGTTTGGTAATTGATCTGCAGGGAACCGCAGAGGTAAACGGTGTTGCTGTGAAGCCTATGTAACTTAGGATTTAGTGGAGGTAGAAAAGTTGTGCCGTGGATGTATTTGTGAGCACTGTGCAAATAGCGTTGAATGTTTTGATCATTGCACTGGAGAGATGGACGAGCCGTGTTTTACCTGTGATGAGTGCATTTACTATGACGGCAAAAGCGACAGACGTGTGATGTGGCGAGACGAGTGCCCTAAGTACAAGATAACGGAGTACTGGGCAGCGCATCTCCGGCGCAAAATGAAAATCATTTAGGATTTAGTGGAGGTAGAGAATATGAGTAAGACAGAGATCTGTCAGATGTGTGATAACTATTCTGTGCGCAACAAGTGTGATCAGAAGAAAGATTGCAAAATCATGAAAATTATGGATGAAAATGCAGCATTAAAAAAGCAGGTGAAGGAATTAAAGAAGGAACTTGCGGAAGCAAAGTTAAATATGTCATACATGATAGATCCCAATGCCATCGGCGATAGAAATGATATGGGATGGTAG